GCTTGCTTCTGGGCGGCAGTTGCATTCGGGGGCAGCGTTTCTGGGTATTTAGCTAAAAACTCTGAGTCCCATCTTGACGCCAGGTTAAACATCGCATGGTCTGCATCAGTCGCGGTAGGGCTGAGGCCTACATATTTACCCCCACTCGCAGCGGCGGCTTCGATTCCGCGCCTAGCCGCAAGGGAATCGGCGTCAGCGGAAATGCCGCTAGCATACACATCGGGGTATTTAGGAGCGGCTGGGGGTGGAGGCGCCTTAGATCCGCCGCCCGAAAAAGCGCCAACTAAAGCACCAACAAGAGTAAGAGCAGCAAATTCCATATGTTTATACCTTTTTAGTTTTTTTGTTAAATCGCAAAGCGTGAAAATGTTTAGCCGTTAAACCTCAGGTCGTATTGTATCAGAAAACGCTGACGCCTTCACGCTATGCAGCGACAGCCTGCCAGAAGGCGTGGTTGCAGAAAACTGGGTCTCCGTAAACTTGCCGCGAGACTGAATGTTAAAAGACTTTCTGTAAAGAGTTTTATCAGCAGGGATGGAAGCTGGGGCAAAAAGACCAGACTGCTCGGTGCTGATATAAAAACTGTCCTGAGTGTTAATCACAAACTCATCGTTTGTAATAATCTCAAAGTTTGATATGTCCAAGTTTGAAAACTGAAAAAACTCAACCGATTGGGGATTAGCGAATGTGTTGTCGAGTTCAAACATGACCTGATAACCAAGTTTGTCGCCATAAAACTCGCCAAAATTGTAAGACTTGGTTACAACCGTTGACGGGTAAGAAACCCCAGAGTCGGTAAAGTGGGATTCGTTAAGACTAGACTGAGTAAAGTAATCATTGAAAGTTAAAAGCGCTCCGGTTTCGTCTCCAAAACTCAGTCTCGATTTGCCGCCAAAAGAAGTGATGATGTATGATCTGGGTCGCCAACCAGACCAACCGCCACTCCACGCCTTTTGAACAGTGTTGTAAACGTAGGTGTCGCTAATATCAGCAGAGACTGTCGGAAAGCTGATAATGTACCGATTGCGATAATAAATAGCAGAAGAAAGAGAAGCGTAGGCTTGGTTAATTGTTTCAATCGCATCCCTAATTGGGGTTGAAATCGGGAGTGACAAACCAGTTTGCGCCCCGTTTTGAATCGTGGAGAGGCTCTCGACGCCATTGATAGACAAAAAGAAAACGTCATTGCCAACCATCCGCACAGTTTTATGTGCAACGCAACCAGTGGAGTTGGTAATCAATTCGACAGTCCAATCACCAACGTCCTGACTTGGGTCAGCGTTGATAACCCAAATACTGCGCTGCTTAAAAACAAGCAGCTTGTATCCAAACCAAGAGTAAAGCGCAGTGATGGGATCGCCCTCGCCGCCGCCTATGCGGATGCTGTTGGAAATCAAGCTCCAAGCCTCGCCATCAAGAATATCAGAGACGTAAACAGTGTCAGTTGTAGAGCTAGCGTCATCGCTGGCGCAAAACAATCGGCTAGTATGACTCACCAAAAGCTTAGCCATAAGCGGGGTTTCGCTTAAATGGGCTACGGCAGTAGCTCTAACGCCGCCCGCAGGAGCAGCGGCAACGGTTAGAGTGATGTCGGGAGAATAACCGGTTCCCTGCGTAGTAACGGTGATTCTTCCGACTTCGCCGTCTGGAGTCAAAACAGCCAGAAGCGCTGCGCTTGAGCCAGCGGAAGCAACAATAGTAACAGCAGGAGCAGTAGTGTATCCCCGACCCTTCTCAACCATCTCAACACTCACAACTCGGCCAGCGGTAATTGCAGCAGTAGCCGAAGATGATACATTGACGTATCTTAAAGCGTTAACGCCGTCGCAATAGTAAAGCTTGTCCGTCAATTGAGCAAAATAAACATTGGTGGCATGTGTAGAGCTAGGAAGCGCGGTGGTGCCAATCAATTCACCGGTAAGCTTGATGCAGGTAGGGCTAGTGGAACCGTCAGTAAAAGCTACACGCTCATAGCCAGGACTCGAAAAGTAAAAGGCGTCGCGGATTGGGGCTGCGTAAGCAGCGCTAAAATACGAATTCAATAATTGCCATTGAAAAACCTGGCTCTCCCAACTACCAGTAACAGTTTGGCCGACAACGGAGCTTGTTCCAACCCTTGTAACAAGTCCGCCAGTCGAATTAAAGTCAACATTCAAGCCTAAGCGCATCGAATTCTCCGGAGCAGCAACCGACAAGGTATCGCTATACTGGCCGTCAGAAAACGTCACACTTCCATCCAGCAAAAGCTGATCGTCTAGTGAGTTGTTGTCCAGTAGGGGCATTAGATAATGTCTGAGATTCTATATTCGTCGTTGCTCTGCGGGATGATGCGAGTAATAGACTGCTGCTGACCTTTCTCGATGTCCTTCATAATCTGAATATGGGCTGCGGCTTCAGTAAACTTTACTTGAGCCTTAGAGAACTGGCGAGAGCGCTCATACATATCGCCCTCCGCAAACGCCAATAAGGCATTGTCGATTCCGCGCAGCACAGGGGCTTCAGTGTCACCAAGGTCTGCCAGCAACAGCTTGCCAATCGCAAACACAACGCCAGCCGTCGAGGGAACAGGAACAAGCTTAATGCGACATAAACCGCCTTGAGACTTCGGGATGCTCACAAAGTTTGACGGACGACCACGGTTGGTCACGGTGTTTTCAAAGATGCCGGGACTTGTCTGGAAAAAAGTAAACCAGTCAGAGTTAATTATTTCCGATCCAGCCTCTTCGCCGGTAGGAACAAACTTAGCGGCAACAATAAAATCCAGAAAAGTTCCTGAATTATACAGCGGAGATGGATAGAAAAACGTCTGCGGCGGTTGTTCAAACAGGACTTCAGAGACATTCGCAAGAACAGGCTGCGACACAGCCCCAAGCGTCTCGTTCCAAATAGCCGAGTCCCAGATCATACGGTAACGGCGATTGATAAAGCTCTTGCAAGTGATAACGGACGCCGCATCGGTGTCCATCATCTTCGAGCAAACAAAGTCAGCCATTGCGCTTAGTGTCATGTGTATATTTCAGTCAGGATAATCGTCGAAGATGTCCGCAAATAAGAGTTATTGTCCAAGTCAGTAGCAGAAGAGTTCGTGGTAACAACATTTGCGGTATTCGAAAGCAACCCAACGTAATAGGCTTGCGCTGTAGTAGCAGCGGGGGAGTCAAGAAAAGAAAATGAGACCGTGTGCAAGGTTTGCGGGGATGTAGCATTCCCCCCAACAGCAGCTAAGCCAGCCGTCCTGCTGCTAAAACCAGTCGGCATACCTATAAGAGGAGTGCCTCTCATAATTTGAAAAACAGGCCTGTCAAAACTAGCAGCAAGATAACCATTCCAAGTAACGTCAACTCTAACCCTGCTGGTAACGGACTGCGGGGTGATAATCGCAGAAAAACCAGTAATAAGAGTAAACGTATTTGCAGTGCAAGTAGTCGTCACAGGGGTGGAGAGGTGAGTCTGAACAGCCCTGGGGTGAGAGGTAATAGTAGTCTGTATATCGACGTTGTTGCTTCCGTTAAAAGTAACAACGGAGCCGGTGACGGCTCCAGAAACTTGAAATGTACGCGAGGTAGCTAGAGTGGTAGCGGTGGTAGCGTTGCCCGTCACGGCGCCCGTCACGGCCCCCGTATGCACCCCAGCCGTATTACCAATCACCGCCCCCGTATGCAGCCCGTTCGAAGCGCCCGTCAAAGTCCCTGCGATGCCGCCAGTAGCCGTCAGGACGCCAGTGACCCCTAGCGTGGTGCCGACTGTAGCGGAGCCGGTCACAACAGCGCTCGCTAGAGTAGCTACGCCTGTGACGCCTAGTGAAGAAAGCGTAGTTGCGCCAGTTACGCCGAGTGTTGAGGAAAGCGTAGTTGCGCCAACCGACTGAAGAGCGCCAGTCGACTTAACGCCCAAAGTAGACAACTGAAGAGCCGAAGAAACGCCAGAACCGTCCTCAATGGTTTTATATGTTCCGTCTACAGGAGGCGTAGCAACCTTTAGGAGTGTGGGGTAACTTGCTGATACTAGTTGTCCTGTTAGTGTTGCCATAAATGTTAAATGTTGAGAGACTGTTTTCTAGCTGCAATCAACCGGCGATGAGCCGAGTCTGTGGACTTGTTAAGCTCGTCTTTTAGCAGAGAGGTGACATCCTGAGCGCCATTAGCTTTCATTTTTTCTTTAGCCGACTCAACGCCAATAAGAACCGAGTCAAACGATTTACGGCCAACCAAGCCAATCCACGACGCAAGACTCGGAACAAGGCCAACAATCCAGCTAACAATTTGACCAGCAATCGGGATAAAAATCGGAAAGGCAACTGCCAAAGCGATAACGCCGCCGAAGCCAAGAAACGCATACATGCGACGGCCCCAGCTTTTATTGCGTTCAAGTTCGTATTTTTTTCCATAATCAATAAGCTCCAGTTCAAGTTCCTTAATTCGACCACTGATAACCGACTTGTCGGATTGAAGACGCAAAATCTCGGAATCCTTTTCGCCAAGCGCTTTCTGAGCGCTAGTCCTGTCCGTCTCGTTCTCCGAAAGAAGGCCAGCTACAATCCCTTGATACCTGATAGTCTCACCGTATTCAGGTTGAGGCAATAGAACTTTTGCTTTTTCATTAAACGCCTGCGCGACCCGAACCGCTCGGTTCGTTTGAGGAGCGGCCTGAAGGGCAAGTCCGGTTGCCATCGTGTTCACAGCGATCTTCTGCTCGATCTGAGCCGTCACCTTCAGGAGTTCTGTCGACTGATGATTCGCCCTCTGGTTGAACCTTGTGCAGCCAGATACC